GAGCCTTGGCATTGACTTTAAGATAGACACCCTGGCGGAAAACACGACCATCGCAAATCCCACCAGCACAACGGTCGGCAAAAAGGGAAGGTTGCGGATCGTGCAGGATGCCGGAGGAACAAATACGGTTGCGTGGGGTACAAGCTATGAGTTTGAAAACGGAAGCGCGCCAGTCGCGTCGCTTGGCGGTGATGCCGAGGACATTTTTTATTACGACGTGATTTCCTCGACCAGAATTATCATCTCCAGTATTCTTGATATTAGCTGATGTTTAAGTTCCCCCAACCCGCATACAACCTGCCCGGCATGGTGCCAGGGGCAGGCCTGAATGCCATCCCTTACACCCCCAATACGGTGCATTTTAATGGAACAAATGTCTACCTTATTAAAAGCACAGAATTTACAGGCCTGTCCGATGGTAAAGAAGGCACTTTCTCAGGATGGTTCGACTTCACAGGCAGAGATGGCGAGCAGCAGATATTTCTCAGGAACAATAGCGGGTTCTTCTTCGCTGAGAAATCAGGCGCCAACACCATATTATTCAAGGGGTTTGAATCAGACGCAACCCCGAATATGGTAATTGAAAGCACCAGCACCTTTACCGCATCAGATGGCTGGCTGCACACACTGCTTGCGTGGAATCTGGCTACACCTGAAGTCCACTTATATATAGACGATGTCGATGACATAGATGCTGGGAGCACTGTCGCAGTTAACGCCGATATTGATTACACAAGAGGGGGGTGGGGCGTAGGTTCACTGGACGTTCCTGCTCCTGATTTTGAATTGCAGGGCGATTGCGCGGATCTTTGGTGGAACCCTTCGTTTATTGACATTACCCAAAAGGTCAACCGCCGCAAATTTATCAACTCCGGTGGGAAGCCAGTTGATCTGGGGGCAAATGGTGAGTTGCCTCTTGGATCTACGCCTATGGTCTTTCTCTCAGGTGACACATCCACATGGCACACCAACCTGGGAACCGGCGGCGGCTTCACGGAAAACGGCGCATTAACAGACGGGTCAAGCAACCCGTAAATTGAATTTACCCCCCCCAGTCTCGGCTGACATCAACGGTCCTGACGCAACCCATAGCAAACCAATGCCAGACATCGAAGACGGCGCAGCCGCGCCGGCAGAAACATCTTTACGTGACGAACTCTCATCCGCCTTTGATGCGCCGGAACCAGCCGAGGCACCAGATCAGGAACCAGTAGATGCACCGGAAGAGGCACCTGAAACTGCTGACGCTTATAATCGTGATGATGCCGGGCGCTTTGCGGCAAAAGAGGGCGACCAACCAGCGGAGACGCCCTCTGAGGCTCCAGATCCAGCCGCTCAACAGCCGGAACCGGAGAAAGAGGCACAGGAGGCCAACAGGCAACGGAAGCGCCTGTGGCGGACCCTGCGGCACCGCCGCCCGGATGGTCACCGACAGCAAAATCCGAGTTCGCCACCCTGCCCCAGACGGTTAGGGAGGCAATCGCCCAGCGCGAGGTGGAGATCAACCAGGGTTTTGCAAAGCTGCAGGACTACAAGGGCCTCGACCCCTTCATCGACATGGCCAAGGAGGCAGGGACGAACATCGAAACGGCGATGAACAATTATGTGAACGCCGAGAAGCTGCTTGAGAACGACCCGGTGCGCGGCATCCAGTATTTCATGGAGACCTACGGGGTCACCCCGTCGATGCTCGCCGGGCCGCAACAGCAGATGCAGCAGCCACAACAGCAGCAGCAGATGCAGCCAGGGCAGGAGCAGCAATACCAGCAGCCCCAGGTGGACCTGTCGCCATTGACGAACGAAATCAATTCCCTGCGACAGATGGTCGAGGGGAACAACCAGGAGCGTGTCGCAGAGCGAACGGCTCAGACAACTGCTGAAATCAACACCTTCTTCTCCGATACGGCAAACAACCCGTATGCGGAAAACGTCGCCGATCAAATGGCAGCGTTGATCAAGTCCGGCGTCGCGCCGGATCTCCAGAGCGCCTACGAGCAGGCGTGCTGGAACAACCCCGAAATCCGAAATCTGCTGATCAAAAAGCAGACCGACGAGACTGCCTCCACACAGGCGGCAGAAGCCAAGCGGAAAGCCGATCAAGCGCGGACTGCAGGTGCGAGCATTAGCGGAGTTGCCGACGAATCCACTGTCGGAGGCGCTCCTCCCGATAACCTTCGCGCCCACCTGGAACAACAATTTGCAGGAGGTCGCGTATAGACAGGAAAGGAGAGGCTCATGGCTAGTCCAAATCTCTCCGAGATTGTCACCACAACCCTTCGGAATCGAACGAAGAAGCTGGCTGACAATATCACCAACAATACCGCCCTCCTGTCGCGCCTGCGCTCGAGGGAAAAAATAAAACCGTTCTCGGGTGGTCGTGTGATCACCCAGGAACTTGAGTACGACGAAAACAGCACCTACCAACGCTATAGCGGATATGAAACTTTGGATATCTCGCCTAGCGATGTTTTCACGGCAGCCGAATTCGACATCAAACAGTCGAGTGTGGCCGTGACAATCTCCGGTCTCGAGGAACTGCAGAACGCAGGCCCCGAGCAGATGATTGATCTTCTTGAATCTCGGATATCAAACGCCGAGAAGACGATGGTCAACAACATCTCGTCGGACTGCTACTCAGCCGGTACGGCTGATGGCGGAAAGCAGATTGGTGGTCTTCAGGCCCTGGTCGCTAACGATCCGACAACTGGTACAGTAGGTGGCATCGACCGAGCCACATGGGCGTTCTGGAACAACGTGGCATTTGATGCCTCGACAGATGGTGGTGCTGCCGCATCAGCGTCTAATATCCAGAACTACATGAACCGCACATGGGTTCAATTGTGCAGAAACTCCGACAAACCCGATCTGATCGTGGCGGACAATAATTATTGGACGCACTATCTGGAAAGCCTCCAGGCAATCCAGCGGATCACGAAAGTCTCTGAAGGCGAGGCCGGTTTCTCCAGCCTCAAATACATGAGTGCCGACGTGGTTCTCGATGGTGGTTTCGGTGGTGATGCCCCCACAGACACGATGTACTTTTTAAATTGCGATTATATATATTTCCGCCCCCATCGGGACAGAAATATCGCAGTGCAGGACGGAGATCGTGTTCCCACTAACCAGGACGCAATTGTGAAAATGCTGTTCTTCGCCGGAAATATGGCGTTGAGCAATGCATCTTTGCAAGGCGTTCTCAAGGCATAGGAGGCAAATAATGGCATATGCTTTTAACGAAGCGTGGGTCGTCGATCAAGCGATCGATGAAACAGTAACCGTTGCCTCTCTTTCCCCACTTACATTGCCGAATATCGCTCCTGGCACAATCAGACGTGCCAAAGATCCGACCTTCGGTGAGGGAGAGTTCATCTATCTGCTTGGTGTTGCAGACACAACGGTGGGAGCTGTCGTCAGCTACGACGTGGCTACCACATCCAAGTACCAGACCGCCTTGCTGACAACAGCCATTACCAAAGCAGAGCCGGTCGCTATCGCGATGTCGGCAAATGTTGCTGCTTCATATGGCTGGTATCAGATCAGCGGGCTGGCCGTCGCCAGCAAGCTGCTCGCAACCAGTCTGGTGGTAGGGTCTACCATTGCAGCAGACAGTGGTGAGGTTATTGCATCCGCTACATCAAATATTATTGCAGGTGCTGTGACCGCATTGGTGGCTTCCGCGAATACCTCGGATAGCGTCATTACCGTTCAGGTTATGATCAACAGGCCACATCAGGCAGCTATTGCGTAAGAAGTGAAACAAGGTTTCTGTTGGAAGGAACCTGCGCCGGGGGCGTGTTGCCCCCGGTGTTTCCACACAAGGGGGTAACCATGACCGCACCACGACAGCAGGCTGTCCAGATTTCCCATCAAAACCCTGATGCGAAAGATATTCTCCATATTCCGTTTTTGGTGACCAGCAACACAGGCGACGAGGTGCTGAAAGATCAAATTAGAACTAACGCGGCGCGAGACGATCTGACATGGCTCGAGGGACAGCCTGAAAACGATCTCCCTGCTATCATGGTCGGCGGCGGGGCAACTGCCGCGGACTTCATTTCTGAAATAAGATATTCGCAAAGCGATTATGGCGGCAAGATATTTGCCATGAACGCTGCCAGCAAGTGGCTTAGGTCAGAGGGGATAGAGGCCGATTACCAATGTATCCTGGACGCCCAGAAGCACACTTCCGTCCTTGTTGACAACGAAGTTCCGTTAAACATCATAGCCTCTCAGGCCCACCCCGATACTATGAACGCCGCGTCCAACCCACTCATTTGGCATCTACAGAACAGAGAGGGAAACATAGAGGACGACTTTCCCAGGGAACGAGTTGAAAGGGGTGGCTACTGTCTCCTCGCTGGTGGTGCTTCGTGCGGCAACTCGGCTATGGCAGTGGCCTATGCGCTCGGCCATCGAGAGTTTCTGGTCTTCGGCTACGACTGCTCTTTCAGAGGTAAAAACGGACACGCTTACGAGCAGGGCATGAACGACCTTATCCCGACGACGGAAATGGAGTGGGACGGCAAGAAATACACATTGAGCGTGGCAATGAAGGGCCAACTGATGGCCTTCCAGATCATGGCAACAGAGCTGAAGCGTCTGGGGTGTACAATAGAAATGTATGGAGACGCCCTGCTCCAGCACATCTACCGCACCGATGTGGACAATATGACGGAGCGTGACAAGTACAGGTCCATGTGGAACCTGCCAGACTACAGAAATGTCAGTCCCGGCGAGGGTTGCGTCAAGCAGTTCCTGGAGCTGGTTAAGCCTGACGGCCTGATACTGGATTTTGGATGTGGCACTGGCCGTGCCTCTCTTGCTTTATACGGGGCCGGTCACAGGTCTTTCCTGATTGATTTTGCCGATAATTGCAGAGACCAGGAGGCGTTGAATTTGCCCTTCCTGGAGTGGGACTTGACCAGCCCGCTTCCAATGACTGCCGAGTTTGGCTTCTGTTGTGACGTGATGGAGCATTTACCGACCGATCAGGTAGATGTGGTCATAGCAAACATCATGGATGCTGCATCAACCACATACTTCCAGATCAGCACGCTGCACGATTATTTTGGTGGAACAGTGTCTACATCACTACACCTGACCGTAAGACCGGCCGGGTGGTGGGCCGCGACATTTGAAAACCTTGGCTACGAAGTGACGTGGCAAGAGCGGGACGCGCGGTCCTGCAGACTGATTGTAACCAAAAACCAACCATCCGATCAAAAGGAGAAGTGAAAATGGCTAAAGGATTGCTTGTTAGATTTTACAAAGACGCGAAACACATGGGGTTCAAATCCGAGCAGGCGGGAAGGCCCATCTACGAGGACCGCGTGATGGTTTCGATCATCCCCGTTGGCGACAACAAGTTCGATCAGCGCAAGGAGGCGACTGACCGGGACAAGGAGCGCTTCGTCGAGGAGTGGGACCGTTATGAGCGCGGCGAGGAAGCAATGTATTCCGGCACGCCTCTCAAGGAGTGGACGAGCGTAAGCCCGTCAACAACCAGGATGCTGGAGCATTTCAACGTCTACGTTGTAGAGCAGGTGGCGGAGCTCGATGACGCATCACTCCAGCGTATTGGCATGGGATCGCGAGAACTGAAAGCCAAGGCAATCGCCTATGTGGCCAAGGCGAGAGACAACGCCGCAGGCGAAAGGTTCGCGGCTGAGAACGAAAGTTTGAAAAACGAGATGAAAGCGATGAAAGAAAACTTCAGACACCTGGCTGATGGCCAGGAGGACATACAGAGAAAGGACAAATCCATCTCCGACCTTCTCGGTCAGGTCAAGGAACTCACGGAGCAGGTCGCGGGCCTGACCGCAAAACCCTCCGCCAAGTCAAAGCAGACAAGCAAGGCAGCGTAAAATCATGACCCACGCTACCCTTCAGGAACTGGCAACGAGCATATCCAGGCGGCTGCCGCTGTCGAAGACCGTCTCGTCGGTCGTCGGGAGCTCGGACCCCCTGGTTCAGCAATTGCTCGAAATCATGCAGGAGCTGGGGGAGGAGCTTATGGAGGGCTCCGAGTGGTCGCGGTTGATCAATACGTGGTCCTTCGATGTCGATTCCGATCCGCACACGGCTACTTTCCCAGACGGCTATCATCGCTATCTGAACGAGGCCGACTTCTGGCGATCGGGCAGTGATGTTACGCCGATGACCGGGCCGGTGAAGTCCAGTGACTGGCACTACATCGAGCAAACCCCTGGGACGTATCCAGGATACTGGCGCCCGTACTCGACCGGGGTCCAGGTCACAGGTGTTCCGACGGATGAGAGTTGCGACATCGAATATATTGCCAATACCTGGGTTCTGGATGCGGACGACGTGACGGTGAAGCCAGAATTCACTGCAGACAGCGACACCATTATTTTTGACAATAATATGTTCAAGGTGGGTGTCCGTTGGATGTGGAAGCAATCCAAGGGCCTCGACTACGCCGAGGATATGGCGACGTTCGGGCGGCGCAAGGAAATCCTTATAGCCGCAGACCGGGCAGCCCGGCCGCTCCTCACACGCCGCCGCATCAGGGACAGCTACGAGGCGCGACAGTTCTCGTGGCCAGGGCAGGTGGTTGAAACCTGATGAGAGAGGCAGTTCGGCAAAAGACACAGCGAGGCGGTCAGGTCGCCGGCATCCGGCAACAGGTGGCCCCCATCAAGGGCTGGGTGGCCAACAAGAACATTGCGCGCATCCCAAAAGATGCCGCATGGGTGCTGGACAACTGGGTGCCAGAGACAAACCAGATATCCATCCGTCCAGGCTTTGCCGAGCACGCTGACCCGGCCGGCGCCGCCATCGATACGATCATGGTTCACAGCGCCGGTGGCGTTAAGCAGCTTTTCGCCGGCGAGGGCACCAGCATCTGGGACGTGACCACATCTACCGAGGTCGAGGACGTCACAGGTCTGGTCAACGCTATTTTCAGTTGGAAAAACTTTACGACATCCGGGGGCAACTACATCTACCTCCTCAACGGCGCGGACGTGTTCCAGATGTACGACGGCACCACATGGTCAGAGCCGTCAGTCACCGGCATCACGCACACCGAGTACAATTATGTTTTCGTATTTGCCAACCGCCTCTTCTTCCTGAAGGAAGATTCCGCGACGATGGCCTACCTTGAGGTTGATGCCATCGCCGGGGCCGCTACCACGTTCGAAGTCGGCGGAGAGCTGAAACTTGGCGGTGAACTGGTGGCCGGCGCCGCGCTGACGCATGACGCAGGCGACGGACCGGAAGATTACTGCGTCCTCATATCGAGCGAGGGTGAGGTCATCGTCTACCAGGGAACCAACCCCAATAACGTCGATACATGGGCCAAAAAGGGCGGATACCGCATCGGTCGCCCCATCGGCAACCGCTGCCTGGTACAGATTGGCGGCGACCTCGCCGTCCTGACGCAAGACGGCGTGGTGTCCCTCGCAAGATCAATCCTCCTTGACAGGACCGCGGCAACCAAGGGCGCGTTTTCTGACAACATCCGCACCGCGTTCGCCGACCAATACGATCTGAGCGGGACTGTCGATGGGTGGGAACTGGTGACCTACCCAGCTAGTCATCTGGCCTTTGCAAATGTCCCAATTACGGCAGGAACCACGTTTCATCAATACGTCATGAACGTCTTAAACGGCTCCTGGTGCCGTTTTACGGGCATCAACGCCACGACCTGGGAGCTGTCAGGAGACGATCTGTACTTTGGAACAGCCGCCGGGAAGATCATGAAATTCGGCGCCGTCGGGGCCGACGATGGCGTGGCGGTCAATGCTCTCGCTATCGGGGCTTTTGACGATTACGGGAAAGCCGGATACACAAAACACGTCAAGGGGGCGAGGATATTTGCCCGCACGGACGGAGACGTGACAATTGGCTTGAACATGACGCCAAATTTCAACGTCGTTGAAGAGTGCATATCAACGGCAGACTTCGGACCCGAGGAGGGCGATGTGTTTGGCACGGGCGTATTTGACACTGCCACCTGGTCCGCGAGTGCAGGAATTGCAGATTCGGCGTGGCTCGGCGTCTCTGAGGTGGGGGATTATATCGCGCCTGTGATCTGCGGAACGGTGGATGGAACCGCGACCCAGAACGTCGTGAAGATGGATTTTCTCTCCATGACCATCATCTATGAATTGGGGAACCCCCTTGGCTAAACCTGCGAGCATGCACGATGAAATCCTCGATATGGTCGAGCAGGGGCTGGGGATAGAACTGCACCCACCCTACATCCCGTTCGGCATGTTTCGCGATGGGGAGCTTATTGGCGGAGTGATCTTCAACGAGTATAATGGCGCCAACATCGAGGTTACTGTCTACGCCCCCACAGGCATGAAGAGGGGCTGCATAAGAGACGTGATGCTCTACGTGTTCAAGGATCTGAAATGCACGCGCCTCACCGCGCGGACAAAGAAAAGCAATGCCCCGGTCAAGAAAATGCTTCGCGGACTGGGCTTTGTCTACGAGGGCACGATGCTCCGCTACTACGGCGCGGGTCCAGGAGACAGCGCCCTGTTCTATCGCCTTGACCCGGAAAATGCAGAAAGGTGGCTATCATGAATTCATCCAAACCGCCCCCGGCTCCAGACCCGGCCAAGACGATTGCCGCCCAGACGGCTGGCAGCAAGGACATTGCTGAGTACCAGCAGGGTCTGAACGCAACAAACATGGTCACGCCGTATGGCAGCCAGACATTTACACAGGATGGAACCTGGGAGAGCGGCGCACCGCGCATGACCTCGACCCAGACGTTGTCACCAGAGCAGCAGGGCCTGCTCGACCAGCAGAACAAGTTCGGCGGCCTGGTGAACGAGCTGGGGATATCCCAGACCGAAAAGCTGCAGGGGCACATGGACTCGCCCGCAGACTTTTCCTCCACGGCCATTGATGAGAACATACTCGCTCGCTACCGGCCGGAGTTCGACAAGAGGACGGCGAGAAGCCGATCAGACCTTGAAAGCAACCTGGTCAACAAGGGCTTCCGCGTTGGCGATGAGGGCTACACCAGAGCGGTGAGCGATTTCAGGGACGACAACATGGACGCCTGGAACCGCCTGAACATCGGCGCACGCGGCCAAGCACTCACTGAGATGGGCGCGCAGCGTAACCAGCCAATCAACGAAATTACGGCTCTCATGGCTGGTGGTCAGGTTTCTCAGCCCAACTTCTC